TACGGTATGGAATTAGACCCGAAGTATTGCGATGTAATTGTAAACAGGATGAGAAAGCTAGATGAAACTTTAATAATTAAACGTAATGGCTTATAAATATTCGGAATTAGAAAAACAAGCACTCGATGCAATAGAGAAACATAAACTTTTCTTTATTGCTGATGTAGTGGCTTATTTGCCGTGTTCTTACGTTACATTTTATGATTTTAAGCTGAATGAATCGAACGCTATAAAAGATGCTCTTACAAAGGTTAAAACAGATATTAAAGTATCGATGCGTTCCAAGTGGTATAAATCAGAAAATGCAACATTGCAAATGGGATTGATGAAGCTAATTTCAACAGATGAAGAGTTAAGAAAATTATCAATGCAAACCATCGAAAGCAAGAACGACAATATTAACAACAATATTGAGATGACACCAGAGCGAGCAAAAGAAGTTAAAAAGATATTTGATGCTGACTATTAATGATAAAAAAGAATATTGCGAAAGTCACTTATTGAACTTCACACGCTACATTTACAAAGAAAATCACAGGCGCATCTTTACCGTTGCGCCTCACTTTGTTTTAATGGCTAACGCTTTAATGGATGTTATAAGCGGTGAAACAAAACGATTAATTATAAATATACCACCTCGTTATGGCAAAACAGAATTGGCAGTCAAAATGTTCATAGCATACGGACTTGCTTTAAATTCTCAATCTAAATTTATTCATTTATCTTATTCCGATGACCTTGCATTAGACAATTCCAGTCAAACTAAAGAGTATATCGAAAGCGATTCGTTTCAAGAACTTTGGAAGATGCAGCTCAAAAAAGATGCACAAGGTAAAAAGAAATGGTTTAATGAAGAGGGCGGTGGATGTTATGCTACTGGAGCAGGTGGAGCAATAACTGGGTTTGGTGCGGGTGTTACCGATAGCGAAGTATTTAGCGGTGCTATTATAATAGACGACCCATTAAAGCCAGACGACGCATTTAGCGAGGTTAAACGCAAAGCAGTTAACGAAAGATACAATGGAACTATTCGAAGCCGTGTGAATGACAGGAACACACCCATCATTGTAATTATGCAAAGGTTACACGAAGATGATTTAAGCGGCTATCTTTTGGATGGGGGAAGTGGCGAAGAGTGGGAGCATTTATGTTTACCAGCCTTGGATAAAGAAAACAATCCTTTGTGGGAGCAAAAGCATACGTTTGAGGAATTGGAACAAATTAGACAAGCATCAAGATATAATTTCGCTGGGCAATATATGCAAACACCCGCACCAGACGAGGGTGGCGAATGGAAAAAGGATTGGTTTCAAATTGTCAAACAATCCGAAATACCTTTAAATTTAAAATGGGAATTAATTATAGATGGAGCGTATACTAAAAATACACAAAACGATCCAACAGGTTTGCAAATTGGCGCTAATTGGAACGGCAAATATGTTATACTTTCTTCAATAGACAAGTACCTTGAAATGCCCGAACTAATTAAATTCATACCAACACATATAGCACTATCAGGCGTTAATGTAGCGATGTCGTTAGTCGAACCAAAGGCATCGGGCAAAACCATAGCGCAATTAATTAGAAGCGAAACACGTTTAAATATAGCTGAAATAAAAACAGACTTCGTAAATAATTCCAAGATTGAAAACGCAAGGCTTTGCAGCCCATATATTGAATCGGGGCGGGTTTTATTAGTTGAGGGAAAATGGAATGAAGCATTTTTAAATCAAGTAGGTACGTTTCCAAATGCCAAACACGACGAGCACATCGATTTGACTTGTTACGGAATAGAAAGGAATTTAATGAATAAAGTTAAATTCGATATTCGATAACGTGTTACAAAATTCATACTATTTCGTTTTACAAGTATGAAAGTAAATATCCCGGAAAACATTAGCGAGGTCACCCTTGACCAATTTCAAAAGTATATGAACTTAATCGATAGCGGTATCGATGAAGAGCAAATGCGCGTGCGTAAAATTGGCATCTTTGCAAACATTCCATACAAGATATTAAGAGATGTTCGAGCAACTGATTTTGAACGTATCGAAGCGCAAATCGATAAAGCCTTAGAAACAAATCACGAGTTCAAAAATAGATTTACTTTGAATGGGATTGAGTTTGGTTTCATTCCAGAACTTGACCAAATGTCATTAGGTGAATTTTCAGACCTTGAAAAATACCAATCAGGAGTTGAAGACTTATATAAACTTATGAGCATATTATTTAGACCTATTACAAATAGTAATGGTGAAAGATATGAGATTGAAAATTATAAAGGCACTTCCAAATATTCCGAAATAATGAAACAAACACCGCAATCAATTGTTAATGGTGCGCTTGTTTTTTTTTTGAATTTAGCAAACGAATTAGAGGACTATACCCTGAAATATTCGAGCGAGGAAATAGCGAGGGGCGTGAAGTTGAAACGTACTTCGAAGACTGGGGCTGGTATCCAGCGATTAAAAAAATGGCTTCCAACGATATTTTAAAAATGGATATGATTACGGACTTAAACATACATAAATGCCTACTGTTTTTAGCTTGTGAAATCGTAGAAAACAAGGCAGTAATAGCAGCACAAAATGAAGCAAACGGCAATCAAACAACACAACTATAATGAACGGATATAGCGAGATATTAAGATACATCAAACAACTTGGCGAGCGTGATTATTTTATTAACACGGTAACGCAAGGCGATTTCAAAGATATTGATTTGGATAAAAAAAATATCTTTCCATTGCTTCACGTTCAAGTTGGTAATGCTTCGTTTCCGAGCGATGGTGTGATACGGTTCGACGTTCAGATAGGCGCGTTTGATATTCGTGATATTGTCAAAGAACCATCAACAGATAAATTTTACAATAACGATAATGAAATTGATAATTTGAATGAAACGTTAGCGGTCATTAATCGTATTTGGTTATGGATGCTGAAAGATTTCGAAGAAAATAATATCACGGCAAGCGAAGCACCAAGCCTTGAACAATTTACCGAGAGCAGGAAGAACTTGTTAGATGGTTGGATTATGACGTTTCAAGTTGATGTCCCGAATACTATCATTTCATTATGCAATTAGATGCAGTATTGGAGATATTTGGCGAGCAAGTCCAAAATAAAGCAAAGGCGAATTTACGCAAACGTGACAAGCACGACACGGGAAAATTAATTGACACTTTAAAGTTTGAGATAAAGAAATCAAAGAATAGTTTACAGTTTATTTTATATGCCGAGGATTACGCAACATTTGTTGACAAAGGAGTGAAAGGAAAATCCAGCAGCGCAAAAGCACCAAGTAGTCCTTTTCAATTTGGAACTGGAACGGGCAAAAAGGGAGGGTTAACGGATGGAGTTAATGGATGGGTGCAACGAAAAAGAATCCAATTTAAAGATAGAAATTCAGGGAAGTTTTTGAGTTATAAAGCAACAGCTTTTTTGATGATTAGAAGCATTTATCACAAGGGTTTGAAGACCACTAATTTTTTAACAGCACCGTTCGAAAGTGAATTTAAGAAATTGCCAAAGAAATTAGTGGAAGCATACGGATTAGATATGGTAAAGCTATTGCAACAAAGTTTAAAAAATAAAAAATGATAAAAACACTATCACCATATTACATTACTATTCCCTTGGTGTCACCAAGCAATAGTCTGGTGTGCAACTCATATATTTTGAGTCTATATATTTGGGGCGGAAGCAAAGCGGCAGTTCCTGCAACGGCAACCTATACCATTTCGAGAATAAACCAAGAAGCGGCGGCTGGAAATGACCGTGTGAACATTGCGCGAATTGTAAACGATTTCATTGAAATTGAATTAGCACCATCGGTAGTTACGTCAATCGAAAATGGTGACAACCAGAGATGGGTAAAGTGGTTTATCGTCTACGATGTCGCGGCAGGAGTTGAACAATTGGGAGTTACGACATTAGCAACAAAAGGTTACGGCTATTTTTTGGAGGGTGAAAACCCACAAATCCCAGCGAATAAAATATTAATACAAGGTGATGAATTTAAAGTAAATCGAAACGGTTTATTTTGCTACCCTTTTAAAATTGATGAAGTATGATAACCGTGAAATCCTATCCGTTAAATCAAATCGATTATTCTTTGGCCGTGCCAACTTCGACTAATTCAAACGAATTAATAAAATACTTATGGGTGGACGTATCAGAGGCTACAACAGACGAGGTTATAGAAATAGTATACAATGGAGTTACTACCACGCTATTAGTGACAGACGAGTGCAGATACACGCCTTTAGATATTGCATTTGTAAATAAAGAGGGTGCAATTCAAATCCAAACGATGTTCAAAGCAAGCAAAGAAAGTATTACTATTACATCAAAAGAGTTTGAGAGTTCCGCACCAATCGGCACGCATCAAGTGAAGAGGTTTAATGTGCAATCTAAAACTAAGTTCAACATCAATAGCGGCTTTGTTACCGAAGACAAAAACGAATCGTTTAAACAATTATTGTTGAGCGAAAGGGTATGGCTTATTATCGATGGTGATACTATTCCTGTAAATATCGCCACGAAATCATTGGAATATAAAACACGTCAAAACGATAGACTGATTAATTATAATTTAGAAATCGAATACGCATTTAATGACATTAATAACGTTTAAATGATTACAGAAATATATATAGAAGGTAATAGAGTTGACCTGCACGATGATGAAGTTATGGAGTTCAATAGTTCCGTGGCGAATACTGATGACATTTCAAAAATAAACACCGATTACACAAAAAGTTTCACCGTTCCAGCATCGGATAACAATAATTTTATATTTAAACACTACTATAATGCTGATATCGAGAACACTTTTGATGCACGAACAAAGAAAACAAGCGAGATAAAGCTCCGCGGTTTACCTTTTAAGCGTGGATTTACGAGTTTGTCCAAGGTTTCAATCGAAAATGGCAGGGCATCTAACTATACAATTAACTTTGTAGGCAATTTAATTAAGCTAAAAGACGTGATTGGCGATGATTTGCTGACAAGTTTGACTTTTGACGGCACTAATTTTGACTACACATCGAATTTTGTAAAGACTTCGCTTATAAATAACGGCTCTTTAATCGGGGTTTTGATTTCAAAAACCAAACAATACTTCTATAATAGCCTTTTATCCGATAACACGAACACGGACAAGCTGGTAAATATACACCACAACGGCAGTAACAGGGGCGTTAAATGGACTGACGTTCAACTTGCTTTGAAGTTACCAGCTATTATAACGGCTATTCAACAAAAATATCCTGATATTGTTTTTTCAAATGATTTCTTTGGTACGCCTGACTTTCAGAATTTATATATTTTATTATCGAATGAGAATACAGGAACAAAGACAACAAAGACGTTAGTTGATTTTCAAAACTCGAGCGATAGCCTTGTAAGTGCGTCTGTAAATTTATCAACTAATGAGCTTATATTAAACGCGACTTCGCCAGCCAAATTTTTAAAAATTTATGTAAAAGTTCCAACGGTTGGAGACAGTTTTACGCTTACAATAAATGATGGTGCTGAAGAGTTGTTTAAAAAAGAATTAGTAAGTAACAACGCGTACATAGTTGTTGAAACTAATTTCCCAAACAATAGACCGCAAAAAAATTTAAAGTTTTATATTGAGTCGGCAAACATACCGAGTTTTTTTTTAGACATTAGAGTTGACCAGTTTCCGTTTGGAAGTTCAAATATTAAAATAAACAATGCGCCAACATTTTCGCAGGTAGTGACCAACACATTTTCGGCTTCGGCTAATATGCCAAAGTTGAAAATAATGGATTTCTTAACTGGAATTTTCAAAGCGTTTAAATTGGTGGCAACGCCAAACGATGACGGCAGTATTTATGTCAATTCCTTAAAAGCTTATTATTACAGCGGTGGAATCATAGACATTACGAAATACACCGACACGAACAACTACGAAGTGGAACGCGGAACATTGTTAAATCAGTTGAAGTTTGGATTTGAAGAACCAACGACCATATTAAATAAACAGTTTAAACTTAACACGGGATTAGGCTATGGTGATATTGACACGAAGTTAAAAGATGCTGAAGGTAAATTACTGGAGGGTGGTTCGCTTGAAATTATCTTGCCATTTGAAAATATAAATTTCGAGAGGCTAACGGATTTGAACACGTCTCTT